CAAGTCGATTGGCGTGCGGTATTGCGCGAGTTCATAACGTCCACATGTTCGGGTAGCGATTACTCAACGTGGCGTCGTCCAAACCGTCGATACATATCGTCTGGCTACTATCTACCTAGTGGCATATCCGAACGTGTTGAAGAACTTGTTATTGCTATCGACACTTCTGGTTCTATCGGACAACGCGAACTGACTACCTTCTTATCCGAGGTCAAGTCTGTGTGTGAGACTGTGCGCCCGCAACGTGTGCGTTTGTTGTATTGGGATACACAAGTTAGGGGTGACGAGACATACACCACCGATATGCTCAACACATTAGCTAAGTCTACCAAACCCGCTGGCGGTGGCGGCACTGACATAGCTTGTGTCCCCGCGTATCTCACTGAGCACAAGATCAATGCCCAAGCTGCGATTGTACTGACTGACGGATACCTCGGCGGTTCATGGGGTACGTGGTCAATGCCCGTCCTGTGGTGCATACTGGACAACGAACGCGCCAAGCCTGACTGTGGCAAAACCGTACATGTTAAGAAGAGGGAGATATAAAAAGCCGCCCTACAAATAGAAGTCTATTAGGGGACAGGAATTATCATAAAAAATAAACGTAATAATATAAATTACTTACTACTGTCATATGGCGGAGAGTTAGGTAAGGGAGATACAGATAACATGTTAGAAAGTTTAGCTTGCTTGGCGATGGCTATCTACTTCGAGGCTCGGTCTGAGCCGATAGCGGGGCAGCTTGCTGTCGCACAAGTTATTCTCAACCGCACAACGTCTAGCCGATTTCCCAACACACCATGCGAAGTTGTGAAACAAGGACCGCTACGTAATGGCCAACCTGTTAGACACAAATGTCAATTCAGCTTTTGGTGTGACGGTAAGAAAGAGACCGTACGTAATCACAATGCGTGGCAAACAGCGGAGGAAGTTGCACGCGCTGCAATGATTGCGCCCATAGATATTACTGAGGGCGCTACTTTCTATCATACGCCGGACGTGTCACCAGCATGGCGACATACCAAGGATTTAACCATACAAATTGGTCAACATGTTTTTTATAAGGAGAGATAGTTATGACAATGGAACGTAAAGATCGCTACGAGCAAGAGCTACGCCGTGCAGAGCATTGGCCTACTGCAGTGTCCATAGTATCCGAAGCCGTATCTCGTGAGCGTATGCGCTTGATGTCCGAGGGTATGGAGGATAACCCCGAAGCCTATGTTAAATCCGCTGCGTTACAGACTGCGTGGGAACGTATACTTCGCGGCTAATAAATAACAAGTTAACTGGAGAACGACAAATGTACCCATATCAAAAAGTTAGTAATCTTACCGAAGCACCGGAGGAGGTACTCGAAGCACTTAAGGTGAAAGATGTAGTGTTTCCGTTACTACGTACGTTCCGATGCAAAGTCGGTGTGCGTACAGATACATTCACGAATAACTTTGTTCGTGGTGTAACGATTACACACCGACCTGAAGACCAAGTCCGATTGTTCTTGTATCAAGAGGATTGCCCTCTGGCGTTCGGGTTTCTTGACTATGGTAGACCTATGCAGCGTTCAAATACAGAGATGTTTTATATAAGCTCTCCCAAAATACAAAACGGACGCTACGCTTGGCACTCAGTGCAGCACCATTACGCTATGGCCAAAGATGCAGATAAGATATTGAAGAAAGCTCAACGGTATTTGCGTCTACTCAAACCAGAAGATGTGGCTGGGTTCTTCTGGTATGATAAGGTTATGTCAAATTTTAACCACGAGGATTACGTGAAGCGCTCTGATCTTCGCAATGCTAGACAACTTATATCTGGGCAAGATGAAGTTGTTGCGGAGATAGAACACCTTTACAGGTCTGGGCATACTTTCCTTAGCCCTAAACTGGCGAAGAATATAGCGTCCTTAGTCGAGCTGACTGATGAGTTAGCGTTACCTGAGAACAAGCGCAGTGGACGGGCCATGTACGTATATCTCCGCAAGGATGGTATGATAGACGCAGTGGGGTTCGACGCCGCGTGCTACAATAGGTTGGATAATGTCGTCATACCAACGGAGTTACCTGACGAAGTTGTTCGTAAAGTTACAGCACTTACTATGTGTAAAGATGGCCAACATGTTAATGGTGTAGGCACGCGCGTAGCTGACAACTGCTTCTATGTGTACGCATAACGTCCAGTGTGATGTAGTTCATCGCGTTATCTTTGATAACGATACCAAAAAGTGTTATATAAATACGTTTGGTATGCAGAGCATTGATACACCGCACCGAAAGGTGTATGATGATGCCAATGCTCTGCCGATGTGGATGCAGAAACGTATCGCTTTACTGATGCTACTGAAAGAACCCTACGGAGAAGAGGTTCAAGGTATTGGTCGGCGGATATCGGATACAGTCTTTTGGCTGTATGAATAACGGGAGAACAGTATGAATATATTTTACATAGATAAGAGACCTATAAATGCGGCTCGCGCACACTGCGATCAGCACTGCGTGAAAATGATATTGGAGACCGCACAACTTCTTAGTACGGCGCATCGTGAACTAGATGGCGATGAGTATGCTGATGCGCGAGGATTGTATAAAGCCACCCACAAGAACCATCCAAGTGCTATCTGGGTACGTGAAGGGCAGGAGAACTACCGTTGGGCGTACCTTCTACTTGTTGAACTGTGTATCGAATATGGATACCGTTACGGCAAGACCCACAAAACAGAACGTATGGGGCTGCTGGACGCGCTTAGAGTAGTACCAGCTAACATATCAGCCGATACTCCATTCACTGATCCGCCGCAATGTTTCGGTGAGGGTAATGACCACCTGAAGGGTGACGATACGGTGGAGGCTTACCGCCGTTATTATCTGAGCAAAGCTAACACCATGAAGAAGCCGCCGCGTTGGCGGCATACCGAACCACCAGCTTGGTGGAATGTTAGTCACTGACTAACAATGTGAAACCAGTTACCACGGAGAGATATATGACCCCTGAGGGTAAAGTTAAAAAAGTTGTTGTCGATCAGCTAAAAGATTTGGGAGCGTATTATTTTTTCCCCATGACAGGGGGGTACGGTAAGAGCGGTGTACCTGACATTGTAGGATGCTACATGGGAAGGTTTTTTGGTATCGAGTGTAAAGCCGGTAAAAATAAGCCTACCGCATTACAGGCAAAGAACTTAGCCGACATCGGTAAAGTGGGTGGTCTCTCCTTGGTAATAAACGAGGAAAACGCGCGGGAGGTGCGCGATAAACTTCTGGATATAACTAGGCTGTAGGAGAACCTATGAAATCTAACCGAAAAGAAAAGATGTTAAACGCAGCATCGTTGTGTGACATCGCTAGAAGCACCGCGCCTTGGTATTCACCGATGCGTTTGTTTTTTATTTTGGGGGCAAAGTATGCCCGTTTCCGGGCACGTAACCTATGAGCAAGGAGTTAAATGGTATGAGAGATGTGCTTTCATTTTTCAATTGGTTCTTTGGTAGACATCCTAAAGGGGATCAAACTCCCCACTTACCTTGGGAACTACCGCGCGGTGCGGTTCACGTATGGAAATACTGTCGTGCCGACAAACATACGGGCAGGGATATTTTCTGTCCTGAATGTAATGCGCCGAGTACGGTGTTTCATTTCGGATGGTCTGCATTGCAGTGTGGTAACTGCGGGGACATGACCGATAAATATGATTGGTTTGCAGTACGTACTGAGGAAGAAGTTAAACGTAGCAAAGGGAAGAAAAATAAATGAGTGAACAACTGGAGCTTCCGTTCGACCCACCACTAGACCGTACGTTATTACGTGCGGAAGTATTACGCACCGCCGAGCAGTACGTAACTAAGGACCGCGCCGCTACACATGGTAATATGGAGGATAACTTCTCAACCATAGCTGAGTATTGGTCTACGCATCTTGGTGTTGCAATAAACGCCGTTGACGTATCTGTAATGATGACGTTGTTGAAGGTGGCGCGCATTAAGAGCGGTAAAGATAACCTCGACAATTATATCGACGGGGCAGGCTATCTAGCTTGTGGTGGTGAACTATCGCAGCGAGATTGATGTTATGGATTTAATAACTTTAGACTTCGAGACTTATTACGATAAGGAGTATTCCCTCTCGAAGATGACAACTGAGGAGTACATTCGAGACCCACGCTTTGAAGTTATCGGTGTGGGTATAAAGGTAAATAACAACGCAACGGAGTGGGCTAGTGGAACCAGAGAAGAACTTAAGGATTACCTCGATAGCTTTAACTGGAAAGAAGCTATGGTACTTGCTCATAACACTATGTTTGATGGTGCCATTCTGTCTTGGATTTTTAATATCATTCCTCGCATGTTTGCCGATACTCTTTGTATGTCCCGTGCTATTCATGGGGTGGAAGATGGTGCAAGTCTCCGGGCGGTGTCTGAGCGGTACGGTATCGGAGTTAAGGGTACGGAAGTTGTCAAAGCGTTGGGAAAACACCGAACCGACTTCACCGACGCCGAATTGGATAGATACGGCGACTATTGCCTCAACGATGTCGAACTTACAAGGACGCTGTTTGACATCTTCCTCCGTAAAGGGTTCCCGAAGACTGAACTGAAGTTAATCGACCTTACGCTTAGGATGTTTGTAGATCCAGTATTGGACTTAGATGTTGGGCTGCTTGAGCAGCACATAGAGGACATACGGGAACGTAAGGACCAATTACTGGAAAGCTCTGGGGTATCTAAAGAAGACCTGATGAGCAATCCTAAGTTTGCGGGTGTACTAACAAGTTTGGGGGTACTTCCCCCTATGAAGGTCAGCCCTACTACAGGTAAAGAGACGTTCGCCTTTGCTAAATCCGATGAGGCGTTTGTCGCGCTGCAGGACCATGAGGATGACCGTGTGCAAGCCGTAGTTGCTGCAAGGCTCGGCACTAAAAGTACATTAGAAGAAACTAGAACTCAGCGATTTATAGATATAGGTAAGCGAGGAACTCTACCTGTACCTGTTAGATATTATGCAGCGCACACTGGGCGTTGGGGCGGTGATGATAAAATCAACCTTCAGAATCTCCCTAGTCGTGGAGCTGGAGGAAAGAAGTTAAAGTCAAGTATACTAGCACCAGCAGGTTATTCCCTTATCAACGCTGACTCATCGCAAATCGAAGCTCGTGTGCTGGCATGGCTAGCCGAACAAAAAGATCTGGTTAAGGCGTTCACTGATAAAAAAGATGTTTATAAGCAAATGGCTTCCCGTATCTACGGAGTTGATGAAGAAGATGTAACAGCCAGCCAACGATTTGTTGGTAAGACAACTATCCTCGGTGCAGGGTATGGCATGGGTGCCGTTAGATTTAAGGATCAGCTTCGTAACTTCGGTGTCGATATGGAGTTGGGTGAGGCGCGACGGGTCATAAACGTCTACCGTGAAACGAACTGGCGAATAAACCAACTGTGGCGTGAGGCACAAGTTAGCTTACAGAACATGGTTAACGGGGACGCAATGTCTTTCGGTATTGGTAACTTGTTAGCTATGGATGTGAAAGAGAGCGGTATCATGCTGCCCTCTGGATTACTTATTCGCTACAAGGATGTACGGTACGAGCAAACCGATACTGGATTGGAATTTAATTACAAAACTAGACGAGGCCGAACCCGTATCTATGGCGGGAAGATTATAGAGAACGTATGCCAAGCCCTCGCACGGTGCATCATTGGCCATCAAATGCTAGAAGTTTCCAAGCGTTATAGAATTGTGTTGACAGTACATGACTCTATCGTGTGTTGTGTACCTGACGAAGAAGTTAATGAAGCCAAGCATTTCGTCGAGGACTGCATGCGAAAAGTACCCGAATGGGCACATGGACTGCCCGTCGATTGTGAGGCTGGCGTTGGCAAATCTTATGGAGAATGTGAATGACAGTAATAACACAAAAAGATGTTGATAGGGTAGTAGTGGCCAACCCTCTACTGACAGCGAAAGGTTTTGGGCATGGGTTTAAACGGACTAAACCCGAATACGTACCCGCTCGTATAAGTGTAAAAGAGGTGCAGGGCGCTGTTGATTGGCTTGAAAAGGCTGACCGTATCAAATCGTTTAATACAACCTTTTCTAGTTATGGTTTAAAACACATGGCGGAAAAAACTGCCAAAGGTAAGTATATATCTAACGGCGCTTTTATAGCAGCAGCTTACGTTCTTGGTTTTGAAGTTAGGCGTATCAAAGACGGTCCAAACGCCCATATAAACATATCTGGCAGGTGGCTTAATAAAGTAAGCCCCGAGGTTGTGGTATGACAAAAGTATGGCCGTGGTCATTCAGTAAGATCAAGGCGTTTGAGCAATGCCCCAAACAGTTTTACCACGAGAAAATACTCAAAGAATATCCATTCGTTGAGACGGAAGCTATCCGATATGGAAGCGCGTTCCACAAAGCTGCCGAAGATTTCATTAAGGAAGATACACCCCTACCTGAGAAGTTTAGCTACGCCGAAGATGTTTTGGTCAGCCTAAACAGTAAGCGTGGCGTGAAGCTGTGTGAAAAGAAGATGGGTGTGACTGAGAACTTAGATCCGTGCGACTTCTATGCGAAAGACGTATGGTTCCGTGGCATCGCTGACTTGCTAATCATTGATACGTTGGGCGAACTTGCCTGGGTCATAGACTACAAGACAGGTAAGTCAGCCAAGTATGCTGACAAGGGACAGTTAGAATTGATGGCCCTCACGGTGTTCGCGCATTTTCCCGAAATTAAAAAGGTCAAGGCGGGTCTGGTATTCGTAGTTAGTAACGAACTTATTAAGGACAGCTATGCCGATTTTGACAAAGCTAGGCTTTGGAAAAAGTGGTTAACCAAGTATGAAGGTATGAAGGCCGCTGCCGATAATGATGTTTGGAATCCACGACCAAGTGGCTTATGTAAGCGGCACTGTCCTGTTACTGTCTGTGCCCATAACGGAGATAACTAATGCCTTACACTAAGAAGCCTAGACCCTACAAAAAAGAATACGAGCAGCAAAAGAAACGTGGTGAACATGCGGATCGCATGGAGCGGCAACGCGCCCGCCGTAAGATGGATAGAACTAGCAAAGATGCTAACCGTAACGGTGTAGCTGATAAACGTGAAGGCAAAGACATCGCGCACAAAAAGCCACTATCCCGTGGTGGGACTAACAAGGATGGCTACAGGGTGCAAAACCGTAGTCGAAACCGCGCCGCTGGTGGCGCACTAAGCAAGGGGAAGAAGAAATAAATCATGTCAGAGTTAATGATGAAAGCTGTTGAGATGGCGGAAGAGGGTAGAAGTTTAGAAGAGATAGCCGATACTCTCGGTACGACAAAGCGGGTAGTTACTACCTCAATGTGGCGAGAGCTTAAACGGACTAAGCGTAAACACGTTAGGCTGTTCCTTACCGATAAAACCTACGACATATTGAAAGAAGAAGCTGACGCTCGTGGCCTAGAAGTTGCGGGGATAATACGGACACTAATTTCAAAACACATACGTGAGCAAAAATGATACCTAAAAGGAGAACGGTATGCAGGTTGTCGATAACAAGGCGCTGTTATTGCGACTTAAAAATCCGCAGAAGGTAACTACAGTAATACCTAAAAGTCGTGAGGTAGATAACAATTCTGTACTAGTTAACTGGGGTATATCAGAAGCGCACACGTTGCGTGGTATGAATATATCCGCACCTTCTCCCATACAAGGCCGTTACGATTGGCCGGGACAGTACAAACCATATGACCACCAAAGGACTACCGCTGAGTTCTTAACGCTACATAAACGAGCGTTCTGCTTTAACGAACAAGGCACGGGCAAAACCGCCTCGGCTATCTGGGCATCCGACTTCCTGATGAAGCAAGGACAGGTGAATAGAGTGCTAGTTATATGCCCGTTGTCGATTATGGATTCGGCGTGGCGCAATGATCTTTTCAGTTTTGCCATGCACCGCACAGTGGACGTTGCCTATGGTGCTAAGGAGAAACGTAAGAAAATAATCCAACAGGGTTCCGAGTACGTAATTATAAATTACGACGGTGTAGAGATTGTTCTGGATGAGATATTAGCCGGAGGTTTCGACTGCATAATCGTGGACGAGGCCACGCACTACAAAAATGCGCAGACAAAACGCTGGAAAACCTTGTTCAGATTGATAAATGAAGACACTTGGTTGTGGCTTATGACAGGGACACCCGCAGCACAATCACCGCTGGATGCGTATGGCATAGCCAAACTTGTTAATCCTAAAGCTGTACCTCGGTTCTTCGGATCGTTCCGCGATCAAGTTATGCGTAGGGTTACACAATTCAAATGGGTGCCAAGACTAGACGCTACCGATACCGTTCACAGAGTACTACAGCCAGCTATACGCTATACAAAAGACGAATGTTTAGATCTTCCAGACATGGTATACACCAAGCGTGAGGTAGAGCTAACTCGTCAACAACAGAAGTATTACAAGGAGCTGAAGAACAAACTCATTCTGCAGGCGGCTGGCGAGGAAGTTACAGCACCTAACGCTGCAATTAACATGAGCAAGCTACTCCAAATATCCTCAGGCGCTGTCTATACGGATGGCGGTGAAAGCTTAGAGTTCGATATAAAACATAGATACCGAGTACTACTAGAGGTCATAAACGAGAGCAGTAAGAAGGTGCTGGTGTTCGTCCCTTTCCGCCACACGATAAACATATTAGCGGAAAAGTTAGAAGCTGACGGAATCACAACCGGCATTATCAATGGTGACGTTAGTGCGCCGAAGCGTACGGAGATATTCAAAGCATTTCAAACTACCGATAACCCCCACGTATTAGTTATTCAGCCACAGGCAGCGGCGCATGGTGTTACCCTAACTGCTGCGAATACAGTGGTGTGGTGGGGACCAACAAGTTCATTAGAAACTTACGCGCAGGCTAACGCCCGTGTTCATAGATCGGGGCAGGATCACAAATGTACCGTTGTACAGTTGCAAGGATCTCCCGTAGAAAAACGTGTTTACGCATTACTAGATAGTAGAATAGACGTACACACACAAATCTTAGACTTATACAAAGAATTGCTTGACTAGAGTATCTCCTGCCATTACATTACAATTCCCAACAAAATGTTGGTGCTACGACAGGGGAACGACATGAGTGAAGATAAAGGGTTAGCGGAAAAGCTGACCAGCGTATACATCAAGATACGCGACCGACGCGCCCAGCTACAAAAGCAATTCAAAGAAGAAGATGATAAGCTCACTGAGCAGCTTGATAAGGTCAAGCGAGGGCTGCTTGATTTCTGTGAAGAGCAAGGTTTGGATAGCGTTAAAACTCCTGCGGGGCTGTTCTATAGATCGGTTAAGACGCGATACTGGACGAACGATTGGGAAGAAATGCACAAGTTTGTGCTTGAGCATGAGGTTCCTGAGTTCTACGAGAAACGTCTTAATCAGGCAAATGTCCGACAGTTCTTAGAGGAAAACCCTAACTTACTACCGAAGGGACTAAACGTAGATTCGGAGTACACAATCACTGTGAGAAAGAAATGAGTGAACCCTTTATTCCCATAGAAAAGCTAGCAGAGCATTTCGCCGTTTCCGTATCTACAATACGTTCGTGGGTTCGGAGGGGAGACATTCCTTCAAACACCTATATCAAAGTAGGCAATACTTATAGGTTCTCCAAGGAGGATGTTTCCGCTGCACTACTTAGTCGGGGACTAGATAATCAGCAACCCGTTAGTGTTAATGCCGAGAGTGTGTCGGCAGTAGTAGAAGAGCCACTATCAGAAGTGGATTTAGACGATTTAGATAACGACATGTAAGGGGGAAACCTATGTCAGAAGTAACTCTTTTTAAAGATAATGCTCTTGTAAACAGCGATCTGTATAAATCTTTACAGGACATAAATGATAACTTGTTAGGTGGTTCTTCTGGAACCGTAACGCGCCGTCGAATTAGTTTAAAAGGCGGTCGTTTTCGTGAGATGGTTAACGGTGAGGAGCAGTCAGTATCTCCTGAGAGCAGCATAAATGTTGTTATCGTTGGTGCAGCGAAGTTAGCACGTACTTATTATGCTGGCGCATACGATCCTCAAACGCCCTCTGGCCCAACTTGTTGGTCTGCAGATACACAAGCACCAGCCCAAGAAGTTCCTGATGAGCAAAAGCAGTCGGCTCGGTGCATGGATTGCCCTATGAATATCAGAGGGTCAGGTCAAGGGGACTCTCGCGCGTGCCGCTTCTCTCAGAGATTGGCCGTAGTATTGGAAGGACAGTTCGATAAAATATATCAGCTACAGCTTCCAGCTACGTCGATTTTTGGTAGTGCCACAGAAGGTAAGATGCCGATGCAGGCTTATGCACGGTTCCTTGCTGCACACGACACTCCAGCTATCGCCATCGTGACTAACATTAGGTTCGACGACAATAGCAGTACACCTAAGTTGTTGTTCAAAGCTGTTAGACCTCTTGATGAGAACGAGCTTAAAGCTGCGGTAGAATTAAAAACACATCCAGATACGGAGATGGCTTTGGCGCTCACCGTTGCCCAGACTGATAAAGCCGAAGCTCCAGCAGCGCCGAAACCTGCACCCAAGGCAAAACCTGCTGGTTTGTTTGCTAGTAATCCTGAACCAGAGGAAGTGGTTGAGGAACCGAAAAAGGTCGTTAAGAAAGCCGCCGCTGCCCCGGCCAGTAATAGCGATCTAAGTGAGATAATCGAGAATTGGGACGACTAATCTCGTTACTCTCACAGTGTTGTGGCGGGGGGTTTTGCGCAATTTCCCTCCGCCACGACGCGACGTTACAAGGGCGGAAGTATGTATACAAAAACATTTTTAGAAAAGCTGTTAAGCAGTGAGGGGAACTATTGCGTATTTGCGGCTAAATCCAGTGAAGATAGGCGCGTACAAAAGTTCTATACATCTATTGACGAAGTTGTTGATGCCTCAGAGGATTTCGATAGGGATGGGTTTGATGTTTATTTCGGTCTGGCTACATTCACGGATGACCAGTCTCGCCGAATAAATAATGTAAAACATATTAAATCTTTCTTCCTTGACCTAGATTGTGGGCCAAGCAAAGATTTCCCTACACAGGATCACGCACTCTCGGAATTACAAAAGTTCTGTAAGACTAACAAACTACCGAAACCAATGCTGGTTAACTCAGGTAGGGGCATACATGTTTACTGGCCACTTAAAGAGCCAGTGTGTTACGCAGATTGGCTACCCGTAGCGACACGCCTAAAGAAGTTATGTGCAGAGCAAAGTTTTGCTGCTGATCCAGCTATAACGGCAGATGCCGCACGTATTCTTAGGGTCCCAAACACACATAACAATAAAGGTGGAGAACCTAAACCCGTAGCAGTTCTCGGTTTAGAAGCACCGGACCCATTAGATTTCGATGATTTCTCAGCCCTGCTTGGCGGCGATATGATACCAGTTCCAACGGTATACACGCCTATGGAGCTGGACGAGACTACGCGAAGGCTACTAGGCAACCAAGAAAATTATTTCAAAGATATTATGGTTAAGACCTTCCAAGGTAAAGGCTGCGAACAACTTAAACATATAATGGTAGACCAAGAGTCTATGTCGGAACCGTTGTGGCGTGCAGGGCTGTCAGTGGCTAAGTTCTGCACCGATGCTAACACGGCTATAAAGAAGTTATCCGAAAGACATCCGGGGTATGATCCTGAGGAGACACGCAAGAAAGTCTCACTTATTAAGGGTCCGTATACTTGCGTTAAGTTTGACGAGTTCAATCCGGGTATATGCACGGGGTGCCCCAACTGGGGTAAGGTAAAATCTCCTATCTCGCTGGGACAAAAGTTACGCGAGGCAGAAGTCTCGGAAGATGGTAACTACGTGGACACTGAAGAGGTCGAACAAGACCCTATGATGCCTGTGCACGTCATACCAGAGTTCCCAAAACCCTACATCCGAGGGGCAAATGGGGGCGTATACCGCAGAGATGTTAGCCCTGAGGGGGGAGTAGATGAGAAACTTATTTATAGGAACGACATCTATCTGACCAAACGAATACGAGATCCAGTGCTGAAAGATTGCGTGGTTTGTAAAATACATCTTCGTAAGGACGGTGTTAGAGAATTTGTTATGCCTATGTCTTCGGTTACGTCTAGGGATGAGTTCCGAAAGCATATGTCCAGTGAAGGGGTAACACTAAATGGGATGCAAGAACTTATGACATACATCTTATCGTGGGTTGATAAACTGCAGGATACTACCGAAGCAGAGGATGCTCATATCCAGTTCGGTTGGACTGATGACATGAAAGAGTTCATCCTCGGTAAGCGTAAGATACTAGCAGATAGAGTAGAAAGTAACCCAGCTAGTACTCAAACTGCCGTTTACATGCCCTTTTTTGAGCCTAAAGGAACTTATGAAGAGTGGCGTGAAAATATTAAATTATGGGATGATCCCAAGTTTGTTGTACAGCAATTCGGCTTAGGTATTGGGTTTGGCAGTCCTCTGGTGCAGTTTCTATCACAGCATTGTGCCACGTTCCTGTTCTACAGCCATACTTCTGGACTTGGTAAGAGCCTTATACAGTATGCAGGGGCGGGTATATGGGGACATCCTGAGTCGCTGGTGACTAAAGCTGCAGACACACTTAACTTCTTATTTAACAGAGCCGAAGTTTACCACAGCATACCTTTCGGTGTTGATGAGATGACTAACGAACACGCGAAAGTCACCTCAGATTTTATATACCAGACAACTAGTGGTCAGCAGAAAGGGCGCATGACAGCAAACGCTAACGTCGAGCGCGTGCAAGGTAGACCGTGGCACCTACTTATGACCCTATCTTCTAACGACAGTATCCTAGAGAAGTTAAACTCACTTAAAGCTGCTCCTCAGGCGGAAGCCCAGCGCATCATAGAGTGCATGGTCGAACCAATATTCGATAAGGAGCGGGACAAACCCATAACAGATCCCTTTGAGGCGTCGATTAAGAATTGTTACGGCCACGCTGGCGTGCCTTATATCCAATACATACTGCAGAACATGGATGAATGTAGAGAGATTGTACTGGAGACGCAGCGGCGTGTAGACCGTAAGGCGGGACTAACAAACAAAAACCGTTTCTGGTCTTCGGGTATATCTTGTGCGCTTGCAGGGCTAGTCATAGCCAAACGAGCTGGGTTGCACGACTTCGATATAAAGCCGGTCTATGAGTGGGCTACCACTGAACTACTTGCACATAACAAGGCTAACATACGGCAGATGGAGTTGACCGCCGAGGACATGATAGGTGAGTTCTTCTCTGAAAATTATAACAGCATACTAGTTATCAAGAGCAGTATAGATGCACGGACTAGCGCGGGAG